CGGGAATGGGGCTGGACGACGCCGGTTCTGGTGGACGAATCCGGCGGCATCATCGCCGGTCACGGTCGCGTGATGGCTGCCCGCAAGCTGGGGATCGCCGAGGTTCCGGTGATGGTGGCCTCGGGCTGGTCCGAGGCACAAAAGCGGGCCTATGTCCTGGCCGACAACCAACTGGCGCTCAATGCCGGGTGGGACGCCGAGATGCTCAAGGTCGAACTGACCGACCTAGCGGGAGCCGGGTTCGACGTGGGCCTGATCGGGTTCAGCGAGGATGAGCTTGCCAAGCTCACCGCCGACAAGACCGAGGGTTTGACCGATCCCGACGATGTGCCGGAAGCCCCGGCCAATGCGGTGTCGGTGCTGGGCGACACTTGGTTGCTTGGTAAACACCGCCTGCGGTGCGGCAATAGCACCTTGGAAACGGATGTTGAGGCGCTCATGGCTGGCTCAAAGGCCGACATGACGTTTACTTCTCCGCCATACAATGCCAATGCAAAGGCAGGGCAGGGCGATATTTTTAACGGAAAGAAGTCCGTCAAACTCTACTCAAAAGAATATCAAGACAACTTGCCCTCTAGCGATTACGTCCAGTTTGCGCGAGATGTTCTTGAGACATGCTTTGCGGTAACCGATGGTTTCATATTCTGGAATGTTAGCTACAACGCTAAGTCACGATATGAATATATTGAGCAGATAATTAATCGACTGCCATTCCTTGTTGAACAAGTCTGCTGGAAGAAAAATTCAACTATTCCATTCAAAGGCTCTTTGATGAGGGATTGGGAGCCGATCTATATATTCTCCACAAATAAACAGCCTGTTTCTGTAAAAGATGTCACAAGCAATTTTTGGCAGATCAGTAACACCGGCGCTCAGACCGAAAGTCATAAAGCCTGTTTCCCCGTGGCTTTGCCGCAAAAAGGGATGTCGATTGTTGCGGTAAATACCGGAATTGTTTTTGAACCCTTTTCCGGCTCCGGGACCACTATTATCGCTGCAGAGATGACTGGACGCATTGCATATGCAATGGAACTGTCTCCCGAATATGTCGATGTTGCCATCAAACGCTGGCAGGATTTCACCGGCCAGAAGGCAGTTCTTGAGGGCGATGGGCGCACGTTCGAAGACGTGGCTGCCCACCGCTACAACTGGGAAAAGGACGCGGTCGGCTCCTACAACGAGGCCATCGCCGCAAAGCGCGAGGAACTGATCCATGCGCGGGCGTAAGCCGAAGCCGACCCACCTCAAGCTGATCGAGGGGAATCCCGGCAAGCGCAAAATAGCGTCCGGTCTCGCGGCGCCGATGCCGGAGCTTCACGCGCCGCCGGCGTTCCTCTCGGCGGAGGGGCAGGACGAGTGGCGGCGGGTTTCTGCCGAACTCTACAACCTCGGCCTGCTGACCGTCGTGGACCGGGCGGCGCTCGCCGCCTATTGCCAGTCCTATTCCACCTGGAAGCAGGCGACGGACGCAATCAACCAGATGGCCGCCCGGGACCAGCTTACGCGCGGCCTGATGATCAAGACGACGAACGGCAACGCGATCCAGAACCCGTTGATTGGAACCGCCAACAAGGCGGCTTCAGACATGGTGCGATATGCGGCCGAATTTGGGATGACGCCGAGTGCTCGAGCAAGAATATCCGCGCAGCCGCCGGGCGGCGCCGGTAGCAAGTTCCACGGGCTCATCGGTGGGCAGGAAAGCTAGGAAGAAGCGCGGAGCCACAAGATCGGACCGGATCATCGCCTTCATCGAGTGCCTGACGATCCCGTCTGGCGAGGGGCAGGGCGGCCCGTTCCGGCTGCGGGACTGGCAGAGGCGGTTTGTCAGGGACGTCTATGACCCGGTGACGCCGAACGGGCGGCGGAAGGTGCGGCGCGCGGTGCTGTCGGTGGCGCGCAAGAACGGCAAGTCGGCGCTGATCGCGGCGCTGTGCATCGCCCACCTTGTCGGACCGGAGGCGATCCAGAACGGAGAAATCTACAGCGCCGCCACGGAGCGCGAGCAGGCGGCCATCATCTTCAAGGTGGCGAGGCAGATCGTGGAGGCCGATCCGGAGCTTTCGGCGCTTCTCACCGTGGTGCCGTCCACAAAGACGATTGTCTGCCGCGGCAACGGCAGCTTCTACCGGGCGATCTCGGCCGAGGCGGGCTCGAAGCACGGGCTCAACCCGTCCGTTGTCATCTACGACGAACTGGCGCAGGCGAGGAACAGGGATCTCTACGACGTCCTCGACACCGCGATGGGTGCCCGGGCGGAGCCGCTGCTGGTCGTCATCTCGACCCAATCGAACGACCCGCAGCACATCCTGTCGCAGATGATCGACGACGGGTTGCGGAGCAGCGATCCGACGACGGTCACGCACCTCTACGCGGTGCCGGACGACACCGATGACGTGTTCGACGAGAAGGTCTGGAAGCTGGCGAACCCGGCGCTCGGCGATTTCCGCAGCCTTGAGGACATGCGGACGCAGGCGAACCGGGCGGCGCGCATGCCGAGCTTCGAGGCGTCGTTCCGCAACCTGTATCTCAACCAGCGGGTTGACGCGCAGTCGCCGCTGATAGCCCGCTCGGAATGGACCGCCTGCCAAGTGGACGAGACGCTGAAGCACGGCGAGCCGGTCTATCTCGGTCTCGACCTGTCATCGACGACCGACCTCACGGCGCTGGTGGCGGTCAGCGCGGAAGACGGGGACCGCGTGAAGGCGTGGTTCTGGAAGCCGGGCGATCTGGTGCGCGATCACGAGCATCGCGACCGCGCGGCCTACGGCCAGTGGGCACGGGAGGGATGGATCGCAACCCCTCCGGGGCGGGCCATCGACTTCGGGTTTGTCGCCCGCGCCATTGCCGAGATCGCCGGGGACTACGAGGTCCGGGGCCTCGCCTATGACCGCTGGCGCATCGAGTACCTGATGCGCGAGCTTGACGGAGTGGGGATGCAGTCCTTCGTCGAGGGCAAGGACAAGGCCGGGGGCGGTCTCAGGCTGGTGCCGTTCGGGCAGGGGTTCAGGGACATGGCGCCCGCCATCGACGCGCTTGAGGTGTCGGTGATCGAGCGCCGGTTCGCCCATGACGGCAATCCGGTGCTGGGGTTTTGCTTCTCGAACGCGGTGGCGATCACCGATCCGGCAGGCAACAGGAAGCTGGACAAATCGAAGACGCGGTTCCGCATCGACGGTGCGGTGGCCGCAGCAATGGCAATCGGCCTCAAGGCCCGCGACCTGCAGGGTGGCGGTGAGGCCACGTCTCCTTGGGACGATCCGAATTTTTCGCTGGTGGCTTGATGAGACTTCTGGACTTTTTCGGACGAATCCGCCCGGCGGCAGAAGCCCGCAGCATCGAGAATCCGGCAATCCCGGTTTCCGCCGACGGCTTCATGCGCTTCTTCGGAATTTCAAACGGCAACATTCCGGCCGTCACCATCGACAACGCGCTCAAGGTTCCGGCAATTCAATCTGCCGTCGCGTTCCTGTCGCGGACGTTGTCGGCGTTGCCGCTCCACGCATACAAGCGCACCGACACCGGCCCGGAGCGTCTCACCGGGAAAATCGCGATCGTCCTCCACGAAAATCCCAATCCGGATATGGACGCGGTGAAGTTCCGGTCATATTTCTGGCAACAGGTATTCACGGGAGGTCGGGGGCTCGCGTGGATCGAGCGCGCAGGGGCCAACATCGAAGCCATCTGGCCCATGGACCCGACGCGCACGACCATCAAGCGCGTGAACGGGCGCGTGATCTACGGTATGGACGGTCGGGAATATCCGGCATCAGATGTAATCGACATCGCCTTCATGCTTCAGCACGACATGCTGAGGCACTACGGGCCGATCGCGCTGGCGGAAAAGGCGATCCAGTTGGCTTTGGCGATGAATGATTACGCATCCGGGTTCTTCGCTGGCGGTGGCATTCCCCCTCTTGTCGTGATCGGTCCTACGCCGCAGGGCGCAGAAGCGATGAAGCGCGCGATGGCTGATATTCATAGAGCGATTGACAACGCGAAGTCGAGTGACAGGCCGATCTTCCCCATGCCGCCCGGCCACGAACTGAAGCCGGTCGGGATCGATCCCGACAAGGGGCAGATGGTGGAGGCCCGCCGGTTCCAGATCGAGGAGATCGCGCGAGTCTACCAGATGCCGCCCGTCTTCCTGCAGGACCTCACGCATGGAACATTCTCGAACAGCGAGCAGCAAGACCTGTTCTTCGTCAAGCACCTCGTCGGCCAGTGGGCTGCCGCGCTGGAAGGCGAGATGAATCTGAAGATATTCGGGCGCATGAACAATAATCGCTATGTCGAGCACAACCTCGATGGATTGCTGCGCGGCGACTTCGCCAGCCGCATGACCGGTCTCGCGCAGGCAATCCAGAGCGGGGTTCTGACGCCCAACGAGGCGCGCCTGATAGAGAACAGACCGGCTCACGAGAACCCGGTTGCCAATGAATTGCACATCCAGGGCGCGACGCTGCCGCTCGGCAGCCAGACGCCTGCGCAGGGGAATCAACAATGAACAATCTAGAAACCCGTCTTCTGGCTGGGCTCAAAGTCGAAACGCGCGCGGGTGGCGAAAGCGGCGCCCCCATGATCTCGGGCTATGCCGCGGTATTCGACACAGAGACGGTGATCGGCGGCAAGGATTGGGGGTTCCGGGAAAAGATCGCAAAAGGGGCCTTCACCGAGGCCCTCAAGAGTTCCGATGTGCGGGCGCTCTTCAACCACGATGGGGAATACGTCCTCGGGCGCACCAAGTCCGGAACGCTCCGGCTGACGGAAGACGACCGCGGCCTCAAGGTCGAGATCGATCCGCCCGACACGCAGGATGCCCGCGACCTCATCACCAAGATGCAGCGTGGCGACATTGACCAGATGTCGTTTGCCTTCACGATGGAAGGCGGCATCCAGACTTGGGACGAGACGGGCGACATGCCGCTGCGGATCATCGAGAAGGTCGGCGAGCTGCTTGATGTGTCGGTCGTGACGTTCCCGGCTTACCCGGAGACGGAGGCCGCAGCCCGGTCCCTCGCCGCAACGCGCAAGGATCGGCAGCGCCGCAATTTCAACAACGCTGCGATCCGCCTGAAGCGCAAGGCAATGCAGGAGCAGAAGTTCCGCAATATCTGAGTTTCACCCGCGCAAGCGGAGTCGGTCGGAAGCACCCGCTTCTTGGCCTTTTCAACCATGGGCAAAACAGGAGAAATCTATGTCCATCACCGAACTGCACGAGAAGCGGGGCCGCCTGATCACTCAGGCCCGCGAAGCCCTCGAAGAGATCAAGTCGAACACCGACGAGAGCCGCGCTGCGGAACTCGAGGCCCGTCACGATGCGATCATGGCTGACTTCGACAAAATTGAAGTCACCATCAAGCGCGAGGAAAAGTTGGCCGATGCCGAGCGTCGCGCCGAAGAGGCCCGCGCCAAGCAGCGCCCGATTCCCGGCGACGGCGAGGCCCGCGGCCAGGCTCAGGATGACGCGCCTGAGTATCGCATGGTTTTCGCCAAGGTCGTCTGCGGCCTGCAGGACGAGTTGACCCCGGAGGAGCGTGCCGTTCTTCGCCAGGGCGCCACCAAGTTCGAAGCCCGCGCGCAGACCACCAGCAACACCGCGGGTGGCTACACGGTCCCGACCGAACTCGCCGGTTTCATCGACCGCGCCATGAAGGCGTGGGGGCCGATGTATGACGAGGCGATCTGCACCACGATCACCACGGCATCCGGCAATCCGATGAAGATCCCCACCACCGATGACACGGCGGTGACGGCGGTTGCCCACACCGAAAACACCGCGCTGACGGATGACGGCAGCAAGGATGTGACCTTCGGCCAGAAGTCGCTGGATGCCTTCGCGTTCGACACGACATTCGTGAAGTGGTCGTGGGAACTCAGTGCCGACAGCATCTTCGCCATGGAGCAGCTTCTTGGCGATCTGCTGGGCGAGCGTCTTGCGCGCATTGCCAACGTCCAGCTCACGACCGGAACTGGGTCATCCGCCCCGAATGGCATCGTGGCCGCTTCCGCCCTCGGCAAGACCGCCGCTTCCGCCACGGCCATCACGGCGGACGAGATCATCGACCTTCTGCATTCGGTTGACCCGGCCTATCGCCAGTCTCCGAAGGCGCGGTTCATGTTCAACGACAGCACGCTGTCCGCAATCCGCAAGCTCAAGGATGGCCAGGGCAACTACCTGTGGCAGATGGGTGACGTGACCTCCGGCCAGCCGGGGACGCTGCTCGGCTACCGCTACAGTGTCAACCAGGCCATGGACAGCATCGCCACGGCGAAGAAGGTCGTGCTGTTCGGCGATTTCGGCAAGTATTACGTCCGCAAGGTCGGCGGCCCGGTGGTCGGCGTCATGCGTGAACGCTTCTGGCCGGACCTCGGCATCGCCGGCCTGATCCGCTTTGACGGCGAGATCGGCCAGTCCGCGGCCGTGAAGCACCTCATCACCGCCTAATCGAACGCGGGGCGGGGCTTCGGCCCCGCTCTTTTCACACAGGATTGTCCACCATGAAAATCAAGTTGCTTGTTTCATTCGCCGGCGTGGACTTCGCGCTCGACGCTGGCACCGTCACGGATCGTTTCCCCGACGCCGAAGCCATCCGCATGATTGACGCCGGTTACGCCGTTCCCGTCGAGGCCGTCGCCACTGAACAGGCCGTCGCGAAGCCGGCGAGGGAGCGGCGCGGCTGATGTGGTACACGGCAACAGTTGCCGCACCGGCTGTCGAGCCGGTGACCATCGGGGCCATAAAGGGTCAGGTGAGCGCCGAAGACTTTTCGGATGACGATGAAAAGCTGGTGCGCGCCGGAAAGGCGGCCCGCGCCCACGTCGAAAAATACTGTGCCACAAGGTTCGCGGAGCGAGTCGCAGTCACGTTGATGTGCGATAGTTTCAATGACTTCGCCCGGCTCCCGGAAGGTCCTGTCTTGCTGGTCTCCTCCATCGGCTACGTTGACACCTCAGGTGCTGACCAGATCATTTCTCCGGCAGTCTATGAATGGCGCGCCGATGGTGTCGAGGCGGCGATTGTCCTGAAATACAACCAGTCGTGGCCCGCCACGCAGCCGGGATCGCGCATCACGGTTACGGCGAACATCGGATATTCGGCGGCGCCGGAGGACGTCCAGCAGGCGATTCTCGCCCTCGCGGGCCACTATTACCTGAACCGCGAGGCCGTCAACGTCGGCAACATCGTGACGGCGCTGCCGCTCCTTGTCGCGGACCTTCTCTCCAACCATCGCCGCGGGGTCTGACATGATCCTCGCCGGAGAACTCTACCGGAAGATCAGCATCCGGCGGGCGAGCCTTGCCGCGAACGCCTTCAATGAGCAGGTAGCCACCTGGGTGGTGATAGCCGAGGTGCGGGCCAAGGTGACGCCCGTGCAGGACGGCGAACGCCTTCGGGCCGGCGAGACGCTGGCCTCGCGGATGTCCCGCTTTATCGTCCGCTGGTCGAAACTGACCCGGACCATCGACCCCACGGACCGCGTCATGTTCGAGGGCCGGGAATACGACATCAACGGCGTGAAGGAAATCGGCCGCCGCGAGGGCATCGAGATCACCGCGACGGCGCGGGCGGAGGCGCCATGAGGGTCTCGGTCACGGCTACCGGGTTCAAGGAACTCGACGCCGCGCTAGCGCAGCTTCCGAAGGCAGCGGCAAAGCGCACGCTGCAACGGACCTTGGTCAAGGCGGGCCAGCCCATCGCCGACGAGGCCACCGCACTGGCCCCGCGCGATACCGGAGAGCTGGCGGGGAGCCTCGCCGTCTCGACGCGGATCGCCAACAATGTCGGAAAGGCGGAATTCGCCGCCGTCATGCGTGCCGGCGGCACCCGGTCGGAGGCGCGCGGCGCAATGATCGCGGCCCGCCGCGCATCGGCTGGTGAGGGCAGCTTCGCCATGGCCTTCGTCGGCCCGGAAAAGGCAAAGACCAAGGCGGCGGCGATCAAGCGGATCGTCATGGAGTTCGGTTCCGTGAAGCGGAATATCGCCCCGCGCCCCTACATGCGCCCGGCATGGGACACGAAGCAGGGCGAGGCGCTCGACATCGTGAAGCGGGAACTGGGCAACGAGATCATCGCAACCGCCCGCCGCCTCGGCAGGAGCAAGCGCCAGTCGGCGCAGGTGAAGTTCGGCGCCTCGATGGCAGCCCTGATGGCGCATGAGGCCGGAGCCTGACATGGAAGAATCGCTGGCCGGATACCTGCTGTCGGCCACGGCGCTCTCGGCGCTGGTGGCCAGCCGCATCTATTGGGTGCGGGCGCCGCAGGGCGTTTCCAAGCCCTATGTCCTGCTGACGCTGATCGGCAGCCCGCGCGACATGAAGATGTCGGGACCGTCCGGCCTGCGCATGAGCCGGGTGCAGATCGATTGCTGCGGGCTGACCTATACCAATACCAAGGGGGTAGCCCGTGCCGTCGAGGTGCGGCTGTCCGGGTTTCGCGGTACGGCCGGCACGACGACATTCGACGGCGTGTTCCTCGACTCGGAACGCGACGGCCTCGAAGACGGGGACACGCCGGATGATCTGGCGCGCGTCTCCATGGATTTCCTCATCTGGCACAAGGAGACTTGAACATGGGCCTTCGCGCTCTGATCCCGCAGTCCATCTACGCGCTGCTGACCGGCAGCAACGACTTCGCCACTCCCGCGTGGGAGCTTCCGAAGGGCTACGATGCCGAACTGCTGTCCGGCACCGGCGTCAACCAGGTCGACAAGATTTTCGCCGATCAGCGTTCGCTGGCCTCCGGCGCGACCGAAGACCTCGATCTCGTCGGCACCGCGCTCACCGACCCGTTCGGCGTGACGGTCAGCTTCACGAAGGTCAAGGGGGTATTCCTCGCGGCCTCGGCGAACAATACGACGAACCTCACCATCGGCAACGGAACGAACCCGTTCGTCGGGCCATTCGGTGCGGGCACCCACAGCCTGCAGCTGCAACCGGGCGGCATGATCTGGCTGTTCGCGCCGCAGACCGGGTGGACCCCGACCGCGACAACGGCAGACATCCTCAAGGTGGCAAACGCCGCTGGCGCCACTGCCACCTACAACGTCACCATCATCGGCACTTCGGCCTAATCGAAAGGATCTGATCAATGGCAACCTCCGCTGCAATCGGCTACGGCTCGAAGTTCAGCATCTGGAACGGTTCGGCCTATGTGGACGTGGCGGAAGTCACATCCATCACGCCGCCGAGCTATTCGCGCGATGCGATCGACGCCACGCACATGGCCTCGCCCAACAGCTTCCGCGAATATGTCGCGGGCCTGATGGACGCTGGCGAGGCGTCGATTGAACTGAACTATGTCCCGGCCGTCAGCGATGTCATCATCGCCGCCATGGTCGCGGGCGTCGGCCAGTTCCGCATCACGCACCCGGCCGGCATCACCATGACCTTCAACGCCATCGTCACGGCATGGGAGCCGCAACTCCCCATCGATGACAAGATGTCCCTGTCCGCGACCTTCAAGGTCAGCGGCAAGCCGACGCTGGCGTAACGCATGGGCAACCCGCATCGCGGAGCCGTGGACTGGACCGTCACTGGCAAGGTCTACACGCTCCGCCTCTCCACCAACGCGCTGTGTGAACTGGAATCGATCACGCAGCGCACCGCCACCGAAGCCCTCGGGGCATTCCTCGCGGCTGGCCAGCAATCGCAGATCGACGCGCGCCTGCTGCGGTCGATCCTGTGGGCCGCGCTGTCCGGCGCGCACACGGGCCTGACGCTGGCGCATGTCGGCGACCTGATAGACGAGGCCGGCGTCAAGGCGTCGGTCGAGGCCGTTGGCCGGCTGGTCGCCGCGACGTTCCCCGCGCCTGACGATGGCGCTGCCGAAAACCCTCCGTAGCCGGGGTCGGCTGGGACTGGGGCCGCCTCCATTCCGACTGGGTGGAGGTGGGACTGGACCCCGGCCGGTTCTGGCACCTGACGCCGAAGGAGGTTGCCCGCGAAATGGCCGCCGTCATCAAGCGGCTGTCGCGGGAACAGAACGAGCGGGCATGGCTCGCCTGGCACATCGCCGCGCTGGGCCGCGTCAAGAAGCTGCCGAAGCTGAAAGACCTGATGACGGCGAAGGCAACTCCGAAGCCGTCGAAACCGCAATCGCCAGACGTGCAATTGGCGATGATGAAATCCATGTTCCTCGCCTTCGGCGGCGACCCTGCTGATCTGGAGAAAGTGAATGGCCGGTAATGCCGTCATTGGCGCACTGAGGGTGAACCTCGGGCTGGACTCTGCCGAATTCCAGAACGGCGCCAAGAAGGCGCAATCGACGCTGGCCGGACTGGGTGCTGCCATCAAGGGCTTCGCCGCGGGTGCCGTCGCTGGCCTCTCGCTCGGTGCCGTCACCGCTGCGCTCAAGTCCTCCATCAACCATATGGACGAACTCGGCAAGGCCGCACAGAAGATCGGCATGCCCGTCGATGAGTTGTCGAAGCTGGAGTATGCGGCCAAGCTGGCCGATGTGAGCCTCGAACAGCTAGAGGTATCCATCGGGAGGTTCTCGAAATCGCTGGCCGAGATCGCTGGAGGCGGCAGTAACGATGCTGGCGCGGCTCTCAAGGCCATGGGCATTTCCGCCGTTGATGCGAACGGAAAGCTCCGCCCGACCTCCGACATCCTTGCGGATGTCGCCGCGAAGTTCGCCACCTACAAGGATGGCGCTGAGAAAACCGCACTTTCCATGGCGATGCTCGGGAAGTCGGGCGCCGATCTGATTCCACTGCTGAACGGCGGCCGGGACGCTATCAAGAGTTCCGGCGATGAGTTGCTGAAGTTCGGGGGCGTGGTCACCCCGGAGGCGGCGGCGCAAGCCGAGAAGTTCAACGACAACCTTACCCGCGTGAAGGAGGCTGGTCTCGGCCTCGCCACCATCGTGGCGTCAAATCTGTCTCCCGCCATGGCCGACATCAGCGAATCCTTTGTCGATTGGGTCAAGAATGGCGACATCGCCAAGCAGATATGGGACGGCCTCAATTGGGTAATTCAGCAGGGTCTAGGCTTCCTCTACGAATCCGTTGCGATCTGGAAAACGCTTGCCGCATATGTCAATGCAACCGGCGCGGCGTTCGACGCCCTGACATCCGGCGACCTGACGGGCGCCTCCAATGCATTCGCGCGGGCTGGCGAGGAAGCGTCCGCCGCGTGGGCTGATGCCGAGAAGAAATTTCAATCGCTCAAGGCATCGCTCGACGCCGGGACGGGGGCGCCCGGAAAGGGGTCGCTTCCGGGCACGCTCGGGGATATACTGGCCGGGAAGGCTGGCGCGGCAAAGACGGATGCCCCCGTCATTCAGACCATTGCCAAGATCAAGCCGGCGGCTGATGCCGGAGCGAAGGCGCTAGACAATCTCAAGGCCGCCGGCCAGCGCGTGTGGGAAGACACCCGGACCCCACTCGAAAGCTATCAACTCGAGATACGCAATCTGAACGATCTGCTTGCCCAGGGCATGATCGACCACGACACCTACGCCCGCGCCGTCAAGCAACTGCAGGACCAGTTCGGCGAGACGGGCAAGGCTGCCGAAGACCTCGGGCTGGAAATGGCGCAATCCCTCGGCCAGACCATGCAGTCGTGGATCGATGACGCCATCCAGGGAACCTTCGACCTCAAGGACGCGCTACGGGGGCTGCTGTCGCAACTGACCAACCTCGCCATGAACAGCGCCTTCGCGAACCTGTTCAGCGGCGGCGGTGTCGCGCCATCCCAAAGCGGCGGCATTCTCGGCAACCTATTCGGCAACCTGTTTGGGTTCGCTAGTGGCGGGACCATCCTGCCCGGCGGCACGGGCGGCATCGATTCCCAACTGGTCGCATTCCGCAAGTCTCCGAACGAACGAGTGGACATCACCAAGCCGGGGCAGACGCTCGGAAGCCGGGGCGATGTCAACGTCACCGTGATCAACCAGAGCCGCGCGCAGGTCGAGACATCGCAGGACGCCAACGGCAACCCGCAACTGCTGATCCGTGACGCGGTGCGGGGCGAGATTTCGCGGGCCATGAAGCCGATCCTCGCCGCTCAATACGGCATCACTCCCAAATCGCAGAGGCGCTGACATGCCGACATGGCCTCCGACCCTGCCAGTCGCCCCGGCTGCTGGCGGGATGACCGCTCGCGCCGAAACCAACGTGGCCGAGTTCCGGCCCGATGTCGGCTCGCCCGTGCGCCGCCGTCGCTACACCGCCAGCCGGAAGCTATACGAGGCCGAGATGGTGCTGACCGGATCGCAGCGTGCGGCCCTCGACAGCTTCTTCGCGGATGATTGCAGCGACGGCGTCACCGGCTTCATGGCGCGCGACTGGGCGAATCCCACCAGCCCGGTGCTGGTCAGCTATTCGTGGCAGGGGCCGCCGTCGTTCTCGCATGTCGCGGGCGATGTCTGGCGCGTGTCGCTGTCCGTCGCGCGGGAGCCCTAGGCCATGCCGATCTCGACCAATGCGATGCGCTCCCTGCTGTCGCGTGAGGCCACCGATCCGCTGCTGGTGCTGGTGACAATAACGCACCCGATGATCGAGCCTCTACGCATCTGCAATAACCAGACCGGACACGACATCGTGTCGGACGGGCAGACGTTCACGGCGTTCCCGTTCACCGTCACCTTCGCCTCCGATACCGACGAAACCCCGCGGGCGAGGCTCCAGGTTGCCAACACCGACAGGCGGATCGGCGCGGCGCTGATGCTGATCGCGGGAAGCGCGCCGGCCGAGGTCCGGTTCCAGGCGGTGCTGGCCTCGACGCCGGACGTGATCGAGAAAAGCTTCGCCCGCTTCGAGCTGCGCAACGTGCAGATCACGCCGATCTCGGTCGAGGGCGACCTGCTGCAGCGGGCCTATGGCGCCGAGCCGTGGCCGAATGTCCGGGTGATCCCCAGCCTCTTCCCGGCGCTGTTCACATGAGGTGGATCGATCACTACGTCGGCCTGCCGTTCGTGGAGCGAGGCCGCACGCGGGCAGGGCTCGACTGCTACGGTCTGGTGCGCCTCGTCATGGCCGAGCGCGGCGACCTCGCTCTGCCGGCCTTCGACACGATCGGCAGCATGGACGGGCCCGCCGTCCGTGACGCCATCGCCACGGCGGAGACGTCGTGGCTCGATGTCGCCGTCGATGACCTGCAGGACTTCGACGTGGCCGTGATGCGCTCGCACTACCAGATCGGCGGCGCATGGCGCGGAACGGACATGCACTTGGGCATCCTCGTCTCGCCGACGCTGCTTTTGCACATCGAGCCCGAGACGGGGTCCGTCTGCATCCCGGTCTCGCACCCTTCCGTTGCGGAGCGCATCAGGCGCTACAAGAGGCACCCGTTTTTCGCATGAACGCTCTGGTCCCGGTATCCGCCCGCTTCGATCCGTTCGATGCCGGCCTGACGCGATTCGATGTCGTGCCGGGCCAGACGCTGGCCGAGATCATCGCCAATGCGCCCGGCGTGCCGGAGTGGTTCCCGGCCTTCGGCGTCGCCGCCATCAATGGCGAGGTGATCCCGCCGGAAGCTTGGGGCCGGGTGCGCCCGAAGACCGGCACGCTCGAACGCCCGGTGGTCATCGAACTGCGCGCCATGCCCATGGGCGGCGGCAGCGGCGGCAGCACCAAGAACATCCTGACCACCGTCGCGGCCATCGGCCTCATCGCGGCCACGGGCTTCGTCGGGGCTGGCGGGCTTGCCGTGCTCGGGGCGGCCTTCGCGCCCGGCGCCCTTGGGGCTCAGCTCGCCGCCGCCGGCATCGGCATCGCCGGGCAACTGGCGCTGACGGCGCTGGCCCCTCCGCCGCCGAAAAACAAGAACGGCGACCAGGCGCTGAGCAGCGCCGGGATCGCGGGCAACCAGCTCGCCCCGATGGACGCGCTGCCGGGCATTCTCGGCACGATGCGGATCAGCCCGCCGCTGATCGCGCCGCCCTACACGACGTTCCAGAATGGCATCGTCACCGCGCACGCGGTGTTCGGCTGGGCCAACCGCTGCCTGATCGAGGGTCTGCTGATCAACGGGACGGACGCCGCGCTGATCACCGATGCCACGCTGCAGACCCGCGAGGGCGTGGCCGGCGATGCCCGCATCACCATCTGCGACAAGACCGTGCTGGAGGTCAGGGCCAATACCGAGTTGAAGAATTTCATCTCGGCCAACAAGACCTCGAAGAAAGACCGCCTGATCCACCAGGCCAGCCCCGACAGCGACCTGCCGCAATGGCAGAACTACAAGACCCGCGCGGCCTGCGACGAGATCTGGATCAGGCTGTTCTGGCCGTCCGGCATGGTGAAGTCCGATACCTCCGACGTTGCCGCGATGGCGGTGCGGATCGAGATGCGGCCCGTGGGATCGTCCACATGGCTGAAGTTGCCGATCTGCCATTTCCAGGATCTGCGCAAGGGCCGCCAGATGCGGCAGCAGATCCGGCTGCTGTTCAAGAACAAGGATGTGGCGGGCGTCTCGCTCGATAACGAGCAATCCGCCTTCGCGGCTTATTACAAGTGCGGGGTGGGGCAGTCCTACGAATACGTTGCGGAGGCGTGCTTCTCGCTGCTTGGCCTCATCCCGGTGATGACGGCAGCGACCACTTCCGGCGTCACCATGTCGGCATCGAACGACAATGGCGGCACCAATCCGGCGTGGTATGCGAGCGATGCCACGACGACCTACTGGCGCAATGCAAGCGGTGGTGTTGCCACCCTCACGGTGCAGTTTCCGACCGCCAAGCGGGCGGGTTCCTACCAGATCATCGGCGTCTTCGGGTCTGAAAACTGCGTGCCCGGAAGCTGGACCTTCGAGGGGTCAAACGACGGGACAAGCTGGACCGTCCTCGACACGCACACCAGCTATCCCTGGGGGGCGGCCTACACGGGCGAATTCAGCGTGCCGCTCGCCTCGCGCGGGAGCTATACCCACTATCGTCTGAACATGACGGCGACGGACGGCGGATCACATCTCCGCATCACTGACTGGGTGCTCCGGCAGGACGACACCGACGGGATCGCGACCTATACGAACTACACCCACGCGATCGCGGCGAGCGTCAACTCGACTGACGATGGTTTCGACATCTACCTCGATCCGGCGACTTTCCCGGTGGGGGAATACGAGGTAAGGATTAAGCGCGGCCTCGCTTTCAAGCGTGCGCTAATCACTATCGACAACCGAAATTACTGGGACGGCGCCACCAACAGCGACAACCTGTTCGACTACTACCTGTCGGGCGGGTTCTACATCGTGAAGTATGGCCAGATCGATTATCCCAGCGACTGCCTGCTCGAGGTCTTCTCGACCTATTCGACCGCCTATCCCTTCGCGGACCCGCTGCCTGGCGTCGGCATGATCGCCATCGAGGCGCCGAACCTTCAGGTGCAGTCCGTGTCGGCGCTGCTGACCAGCTATGCCCCGGACTATGCGAGCGGTGTGTGGCAGACGGAAGAGACGCCGACGCGGAATCCTGCCGCGCTCTATCGCAAGGCGTTGCTCGGCTCGGAGAACGCGCTGGCGCTGCCGGGCGAGGTGGTGGACGAGGACAATCTGGCGGCATGGCACCAGTGGTGCGCGGGACAGGGGCACGAGGTCAATGCGATCGCGCAGGGGCTGACGGTCGAACAGGTGCTGCAGCTCACCGCCGCCGCCGGATGGGCTGTACCGCGGCAATCGTCGCTGTGGGGCGTGATCTATGAGCGCGACCGTTCCGCCGACGGCATCGTGCAGTTGTTCACGCCGCGCAATAGCCGCAGCCTCGGCATCTCGATTGACTATCCCCGGCCGGCACACGCGATCCGGGCCGAGTATTTCGAAGCCACGGACGACTATCAGGTGGCCGACGAGGTGGTCTATGCGGACGGCTATTCCGCCGAAACCGCCACGATCATCGATGCGATGACCTACGACGGGCTGACGGCGACCGCCAAGGTGCAGGCGCGGGCCACGCTCGACCTTCGCCAGTTGCGCTACCGGCAAGCCAAGGACGTCCGCGAGGTGGCCTTCGAAAGCCTCGTCAGCCAGCGCGGCGATCTGGTGGGCGTCAACGACGACGTCATCCAGTCCTGGCACGGCTCGACCATCGTCAAGCAGGTGCTGACCTCGGCGGGCGACATCACCGGGCTGGTGCTTGAGGCGGTCATCGACCTGTCGCTGGCGCAGAACGAGACGACGGCCATTGCCGACGTAACCACCGTGACGGACGTGACCGCTACGCCCGCCGCCATGGGCATTGCCATTCGCGGCGACACGGGCTCCATCGTCACCAAGGCCATCGTGGAAACTGCCGCGACAGCTACCGTCACCTTCGTCACGCCGTTCGCGGACCCAGGCGACATCGTGCCCGGGTGCCTCGTCGCCCTCGGGGTGCTGGGGCAAGAGTTCTCGCGGAAGATCATTTTCAGCATCGAACCGGGCGACGACTACACGGCGCGCATCACGCTGGTGGACGAGGCCCCGGAAATTCACGCCTAAGAGGACACCCATGCTCAAGCGATTGCTGGCCGCGTTTGCGGCTATTTTCATGTCGGCGACCATCGCGAACGCGCTGGTGGACCGGGCCGTCCCCACGACCGGCTCGCTCTCGACCGTCCTGACCGACCTGAACACGGAACTCGGGAACCTCTACAGCGGTCAGTGGATGGTCATCGGCTCGGTGACGGGCACCAATGCCATCACCGGCTCGATCACGCCCGCGCTGACGGGCTACACCGACGGCGGCCTGTTCCAGATGAAGCCCGCCGTGACCAACACGGGGGCGGTCACGCTGTCGATCAACGGCCTCGGCGCCAAGGCCGTGGTTTCCGTCGCGGGCGTGGCGCTGGCCTCGGGCGACATCCGCTCGGACTCCATCTACCTGCTGCGCTACTACGCGGCCTCGGATCACTTCCGCGTGCTGACGCCATTGGGGGCGGGCGGCACGGCGACGGGTGCCGCTGGCGGCGATCTCGCCGGGTCTTATCCGAACCCGACTGTGGCCCAGGCGACGGTCAACGATACCGCCTTCACGCTGCAGGACCAGACTGACACCACCAAGAAGGCGCAGTTCGAGCTTTCCGGCATCACCACCGGCACCACCCGCACCTACACGCTGCCGAACACCTCCTCGACGCTGGTAGACCTTGCCACCACACAGACGCTCAATGGCGCGAAGACCTTCTCGGGCGGGTTTACCGTCTCGAATGCCTCGCCAAGCTTCGGCACCTCGACCGCCGCCGGCACGATCAGCGTCGGCACGGGTGCGACGATCTCGGCTGCGACAAAGAATATCAACATCGGCACCGCGGGCGTGGCGGGCAGCACGACGAACGTCACGGTCGGCACCACGGCGGGCGGCACGTCGAACATCACCCTGAATGGCACGGTGAACGCCTCGGCCGTCGCCATCACGGGCGGCACGATCACCGGCATCACCGACCTCGCCGTTGCCGACGGCGGCACCGGGGCCAGCGATGCTGCGACGGCGCGGACCAATCTGGGCCTCGCCATCGGCACCAATGTGCAGGCCTACGACGCCGACCTCGATGCATGGGCGCTGCTCGCCACCTCGGCGAAGCAGGATGCCGACGCCGACCTGACGGCCATCGCTGGCGTGACGAGCGCGGCGAACAAGGTGCCGTATTTCACGGGGGCGGGCACGGCGGCGGTCGCCGACTTCTCCGCCGCGATCCGCACTCTGATCACCACGCCGTCGAGCGCCAACCTCGCGGCGATGCTCAATGACGAAGTCGGCACCGGCTTCGCGATGTTCGGCCTTGCGCCGACCATGTCGGATGACCTGTCCTGCACCGGCAACCAGGTGGTCCGCAGGAATGCGGGCGACACCGCCTTCGAATGCGCCACCGTCTCCGGCACGGGCGATGCGCTGGTCGCCAACCCGCTGTCGCAGTTCGCGGCCACCACGTCGCTGCAATTCGCGGGCGTGATCAGCGACGAGACCGGGACGGGCGCCGTGGTGCTGGCAAGCACGCCGACGCTGGTGACGCCCGTCCTCGGCGATGCCACGGCGACCACGGTCAACAAGGTCACGATCACCGCGCCGGCGACGAGCGCCACGCTGACCATCCCCAATGGCGTAGTGCTGACGGGCCCGGCGGCGAGCGGCACGGCGGCGACCCTCGGCAATACCGAAACCTTCACGGGCGACAAGACCTTCTCGGGCGGCGTCACGCTGTCGAATGCCAACATCAGCCTTGGCACATCCACGGCGACCGGCACCGTCAACGTGGCATCCGGTGCAACCATCTCCGCATCGACCAAGACCGTGAACGTCGGCACCGGCGGTGTGGCTGGCAGCACCACGAATGTGAACATCGGTTCGGCCGCCGGCACCTCGACGGTCACGATCAACGGCACGCTGTCGGCGACCAATGCGTCCCTGACCACGCCCGCCCTCGGCACGCCGTCGGCGGCCGTCCTGACCAATGCCACCGGCCTGCCGATCTCCACTGGCGTGTCCGGCCTCGGCACCAATGTCGCCACGGCCCTCGCGACCCCATCGAGCGCCAATCTCGCCGCCGCCGTCACCGATGAGGTCGGCACCGGCTCGCTGATGTTCGGCATCGCGGCGGGTGCCGCCGACGATCTCGCCTGCACCGGCTCGCAGGTGCTGCGCCGCAATGCCGGCGACACGGCATGGGAATGCGCGACGATCTCGGGCACCGGCACGGTCACCTCGATCACCGCCGGCACGGGCCTGTCGGGCGGCGTCATCACGGGCGCGGGCACCATCGCCCTCGACATCAACAGCATGACGGCCGACACGGCCCCGGACATGGCGGCGGATTACCTGCCGTCCTATGACGCCTCGGCTGCGGCCTCGAAGAAGGTGCGGGCGGGCCTGATCGGCGCGGGCAACCACACGATCTACATCTCGGCGGGCGCCATGGTGCCGCGCACCACCAACGGCTGCGCACCGGGAACGGTCGAAACCACCACCAACAAGGTGATGATCAAGACGTGCGACTTCGATACGACGACGCAGGAATTTGCGCAGTTCTCGTTCACGGCACCGAAGAGCTGGAATGAGGGAGCGCTGCTGGCCCAGTTCGTCTGGAGCCATGCCGCGACCACGGTGAACTTCGGCGTGGTCTTCGCGCTCGAATGCCAGGCGATCAGCGACACCGACGCGCTCGACACCGCCTTCGGCACCGCGCAGCAGATCGCCGACACGGGCGGCACTGATGACGCCCAATACATCACGGGCGCGACGGCGGCGATCACCGTCGGCTCGACGCCCGCCGAAAACGATGTGGTCACCTGCCAGGTGAAGCGGGTGCCCGCCGATGCGAGCGATACCATGGCGATCGACGCCCGCCTCGCCGCGGTGAAGCTGATCTACACCACCGACAACAACAACGACAACTGAGGCTGAGATGACCTGCGCCGTCGTGTCTTTGCTGACCAACCTCGTGCTGAACATGATCGTCGCCGACTGCAACGCCGACACCGCGCCGGACGGCACCTACCTGGTGGAGATCCAGCCCGGTGACTCGGTCGGCGAGGGCTTCACCTACGATCCCGAAACCAAGACATTTACGGCCCCGCAATGATCAAGCGTCTCTTCGTCCTCTTCGTCCTGCTGCTGGCCGCCGCATGGCCGGCATCGGCCAAGACCATCTTCATCACCGCCGGAACAAGCTGGACCGTTCCTGCCGACTGGGATTCCTCGAACAACAGCATCGAGGTCATCGGCGGCGGGGCTTCGGGCGGGCGCGGTTCGGGCAGCGCACGCGGCGGCGGCACGGGCGGCGGGGGCGGGGCCTATGCCAAGGCCGTCAACGTGGCGCTGACGCCGCTGACCTCCGTGACCTACGCGGTCGGCGCGGGCGGCATCGCCACCACCGGCACGACCTCGAACACCAGTTCGAGCGGCAACGCGGGCGGCGACACCTATTTCTGCAATGCGTCCGCGAACTGTGCCTCGATCTCCGGGACCGCCGTGGTCTCTGGCGCCAAAGGCGGCAGCGCGGGACTCGGCTACAAGACGGCGACGACCACGGCGGGCGGAGCCGGTGGCGTCGGCGCGTCCGGCATCGGCAGCACGCTCTACAGCGGCGGCGCGGGCGGCGGAGTCACGGCGACCAATACCACGACGGGCACGGGCGGCGGCGGCGCCGCTGGCAAGAACGGCGCAGGCAGCGCGGGCACCAGTTCCTCGACCAGCAACTCCACCGCGGGCGGGCAGGGCGATGTCACATCCGGCGGCACGGCTGGCGCATCGGCTGGCGGCACGGGCGGTGCCGGTGCCGAGTGGACGGCGAACGACACATGGAACGGCACGGCCTACACCGGAACCACGCCGACGGGCGGATCTGGCGGCGGCGGCGGCGGCAACAGGAACACCGTGGCGAACAATGCCGGTCCCGGCGGCAACTATGGCGCGGGCGGCGGCGGCGTCTCGGCGGCCACGGCCAGCAACGTCAGCCATTCGTCGGGTGCTGGCACGCAGGGCCTCATCGTCATCACCTACACGCCCGCAAGCGGCGGCCTGCAGATCGACTTCGGCGGCACCATCGGCATGAACGACAACCATGCCCACCACCACGCCGCGCCAGCCCCGTCCCGCCGGGTCGCCGCGCGATGATCGCGCTGCTGCCGCTGGCCCTCGTCGCCGCTGGCCTGTCGTTCCTGTGGCTGGGCCTGCTCAAGGGCCGCTGGCTCCCGGAGTGGCCTGCACCGGGACGGCTCACGGCGAACATGCCGCCGCTGACGATCCGCACCGCCGGGCACTGGCTGGTGAACGTCATGGTCGAGGCCGTCCGGGCCGATCCTCAATGGTGGTCGAAGTGCCTGTGTTTTCTGGTGATCGTGGCGGCGATTTTTTGAGGATGCATGATGGGCAAAGAGGACGGCAAAGACCTGTTGAGGATAGCCGCGCAGGAGTTGGCGCGCGTGCTGGCCGTCGTCATGGCCTCGATGACCGGCCTGTGGTTCTTTGCCGAACCGCGGGCCGAGCGGTTCGTTGACGAGATCGTCGAGTCCAAGAAGTTCGCGTCAGCCGACGACCTCGAAGAGCTGAAGGTCAAGCTGACTCGCGCCGAGGATGACCGCGAAGCCCTCGGGCGCACGATGACGGGCCTCCAGACGCAACTGAACAACATCGAGCAGCTCAGCCGCGAGACCCGGTCCATGCTGGCGCAGATGCTGCTGATGGGCCGCGGCCAGCCGCCCAAACCGTAGGAGATCATATGCTTCCGAAGCCCTATGCCTGGCTCGCCTCCGAGCCCGGGCCGCGCATCCTTGTCGAGTTCCTGAAGGTCTACGGCACCGCAGAACGACCCGGGGCGGCCGACAATCCGACCATTCTGGAATGGGCCCGGGCCATCGGTCTCGAAAAGGCATACCGCCACGACGCGACGGCGTGGTGCGGCCTTGCCATGGGCTATGTCGCGGGGCAGGCGGGCTGGGAGAATTCGCCCCGGGGCAATGCGCTCTGGGCGCGGAACTGGCTGGCGTGGGGCGTTCCGGTCGGCAATCCCGGGCTGGGCGACGTGCTGGTGTTTGCCCGGGGCAATGCTGGCCATGTCGGCGTCTACGTCGGCGAGGATGCGACCGCGTTCCATGTGATCGGCGGCAACCAGTCCGACCGGGTGAGCATCGCGCGGAAGCCCCGCACCCGCCTTCTCGGGGCGCGCCGCTGCCCTTGGCGCATCAACCAGCCCGGCAATGTCCGGCCCGTGATACTGGCCGCCAGCGGCCTCCTGACGGGATCTGAAGCATGATCGCCCGGGTGATTGCCCGTCTCCGTTGCCTATGGCTCGGCCACGACTGGGCCGCTGCCATCGAGACGCACTTCTCCGACGGCGAAGTGACCATCGAACACCGCTGCCGCCGCTGCGGCTGCTGGCAGGGCGTGATCGACTGATTCCGCGCCCGGCGGCACCGGGCAATCTGAAAAGGTAAACCCCATGAAACTCCTCCACCTTGCGGGGGCGCTCGCGCTCGCCGCCTGTTTCACGATCCTCGGCCCGATCCTCGCCCATGCGCAGGCCGTGGCCGTCGATAATTCCGCCCTCACGACCGTGACTATCCCGGTCAGCGAATGGGTCTCGGCCAGCGGCACCTTCGTGGCCTCGATCCTCGCCAGCCTCGTGGTGTGGCTCTACCGCAAGCTGCCGGCCCAGATCGGCGACATCCTCAAGACCATGAAGGTCGAGCAGTTGCTTGAGAAGGCCGTGACCTATGGCATCAATGCCGTGGTCGGGGCGACCAAGGACAAGCCGCTCACTATCAACGTCGGCAACCAGGTGGTCGCGCAGGCCGTCCAGTATGTCATCAGCCACGGCCCCGCATGGCTCGTGTCGTGGATGGGCGGCGAGGCCATGATCCGCGAGAAGATCATCGCACGGTTGAACCTTGAGGCCGACGCGGCGCTGCCGTGAGCAACTGGCTGATCCTCGCCGTCGGCGGCATCCTCGGCCTCGGGCTGCTGGCGATCATCGTCCGGGGCGTGCTGGCGGCTGGGAATGGCAGGTTCTGGGTCGGGGTCGGGCTGGGCATGTGGCGCGAACTGTCGCCGGGGATCGCTGCGGCATGGATCGCCTACAAGGCCCGCCACACGCCCGCTGAGTGGCGGCGCATCCGCGATCGCGGTGGAAAGAACGCCCGCCCGGACGGCCTCGGTATGACCACCGGCAAGACCATCCGCCAGCACACGCCGCCGATCCCGCCGACGGCGAAGTAGAAATTCCGGCATGAGCCGGAGTCGTGGCCCGCGAAGGGCGGTTTGTCTTGAGTGCATTTCTCGTGGCGGCCGCAACCGCCGGTTCTATGTTCTGGTCAGCCCCAGCCCGTCAGCCTTACCGGCTGGCGGGCTTTTCGGCGTTTCAGAGCTTATCCTTGAGTGCGCGGATGGCGGCGGCAGTTTTATGCGCCTCTCCGTCGCACGAATAACGCGTCGGGTCTGATCTCGGGTCGCGATTATCTGGATTGTGGTAGTGGTCCAGTTCGTGCGCCCATAGCCAGCCATACCCGCTGCATTTCTCACATGTTTCACTGCACACCTTCGCCGCCTCCTCCAGCGCCTTATCCCTTGCCTCTCCTACAGGCCCCCAGCCGAGAGAGCGCAAAATGGC